GGCCAGAGCAATAAGGGCCTGCATAAAGCCCAGCATGTCGTTTGCCCACTGTTCTTCAAAGGGCGTCCCGTCGGTTGCCGTGGGGCTCGAGGCGTTTTTGAATGAGCCACCGGGATAATTGGCGTCCGCCGGATTTGTGTTTAGATAAAGGTCCGCAAGTTTAACAGCCATGGGCCTACCTCCTAGACGTATTGAACGACCAGCCCGCCCCAGGAATGGACCGGCTTAAATTTGACAATAGAGCGGATCAGTTCGCCCTGGCGGCCTATCGGTATTGAGGCCGTGGCTATTTCCGCGAGCTCCCCGGCGCTATTGCGGACCGCCGGACCGCCGACAAAGAAAAACATCGGCCAGTATCCCGGGTCTGCGGGGATATCGTATTCAATCAGAAATTGCGTAAAACTGGCCTCGTCCCGGCAAATGGCGTCACGGTTCCCGCAAGACGCCAGGAGCCCGCCGGACATGATTCCTGTATAATAAATATGGTTGTAGGTCCGACCGTTGACGACCAGAGCGCCACGGGTCCCGCCGCAATACGCCGCGGACGTTCCGCAAATAGCTGTAGCATTCCCGCAAATGGTCGCGGGGGCGTCAAACAGAAAAAGCCGGGGGTCAACGGGCGGGTTATTCACATGGACATAAACGTCAAACCCGGCGGCCCGCAATTGCGCTTGCATAAAGTCCGCCGTACCGTTTCCGCTGGTCGCTGTCTTAACGGCCAGGAGCCGCGCCCGGCGGATCGCTTCGGTAAGCGTATCGTCGGGAATAATCCCGTATTCCCGCTCGAGGTCGTCCAGAATTGGCGTAAGCTCAGGGCTGCGGAGCCGCGCAAGGCTGGCCAGGAATTCGCGGACCGTCTCGTCGCTTTGGGCCAGCCCCCCGAGGAGCTGGTCGAATCCCGCGCCGTCCTCCGGAATCCAAAGGGACCCGGGCGGGAGTAGGGCCTCGAGGACCTGGCGGGAAATGCTAAGCGACATAGGACACGCTCGAAAGTTTTACCAGCTCCCCAGGTTCGAGACGGTAAGAGCTGACAAAGGGGGTCGTGGTCAGACGGAAGCGGACCCGCTGAGCGGACGCCCCGCGGCCCGTCAGGACGTCCTGGACGACGTCGGCAACGGTCAGGGTGGTTATAAGGTCGTTTCGGTCCTGCAACAGGTCCACGCCCTCGATATACATAACCAGGCCGGAGAAATACGACTCGAGGGCCGTCTCGACGTCGGCCTTTATATCCGCCTCCTGGCCGGCGGGCGTCTCGAGGGCTTTGATTTCCACAATTGCCCCGGTTCGTATAATCGGCTCGACGTAAAGCGTTGAATCGATCAGCCCGAGGGCGGGCCGTCCGAGTCCGGTATCCGGATCCGTAGTAAGAGCCTCCCGGACGTCGTCCAGAAGCCCCGCCGGCGGTATGCCGTCCGGGTTAATAGAGCTGTCCGCCTCGACGTAGACCGTCCGGTCCCCCGGGTAGCTGAGCCCGACAGAGGCAAGGGGCTTGCCGGCGTATGGAAAGGCCCGGAATACTCCCGCCACGCCCTCCGCCCATATTTTATGATCAACCGCGTTGCTCCCTCCGGTCGTCGCCCGCATGGCGAAAAGGACGCGGGGCCTATAGGCTGCGTCCGTCTCCTCCCCCGCGCCGGTATTGCTCAGGGCGGTTACCGTAGCGGTAGCCGCGGCGCCGGCAACGGGCGAAACAATGGTCAGCGTGTCGCCGGGCTGCAGGTTGCCGGCCGCTCCGGACTCCTCCGCCGTCATGCTGAGGGCGGCGGATCCTCCGGCGATTGTCGCGGAGGCGTCCAGGTAATAGCGGACCCCGTTAGCGTCCCCGATAAATGACGCGGTGGCCGGTATGCTCGTCCCGTCGGTCCCGGTAATCGTGGCCGCCAGGACTGCGGACTCCGCGGCTTTGCGAATAACGGAAAACTCCGAGCCGATAAGGTCAAGGTCCGCCCCGGTCGCCGTCAGGGCCAGGTTTTGCTTTGCCCGTTCGGCTCCGAATTTATAAAGCCCTGTTTGCGCCATGGCCAGCATGGCGGCCAGGACGCGGAGAAACGCCTTATCCGTCACGGGGGCGGATTGCCCGACTTGCCCCTCGAGGTTGGATAAATTTTGACTGCTCAGCTCTTTGGTTGTCGGAATTTTAAGGGCCATTATCTCGCCTTGCTATAAGCCGGGTCCGTGGCCTGGTATGTCCAGTTTTCCCCGTTTCGGGTTAATTGGATCGTCTGCGGGTTTTCTCCCGGCGGCTCGATCCGGATATTTATTTCCAGCCGGTAGCCCGTCGGGTTGCGGACCGTAGCCGTCACGCGGCCGAAAGCCGGATCCTGTAAAGCCCGCTCCGCCGCGTTGCGGATATCGTTTAGCGCCTGGCGGGTAATCGGCTGGTTACAGGCGTTTTCAAAATCCGAGCCAATGGCGCTTTTGACAAGCAGGTTACCAGCCCAGCCGGGGCTTGTAAACAAAGAAATCAAAGCTAGGTTTTCTAGTCCCCGGTCCATGAGCGGCTGGCCGCCGGTAAACTGCAGCCGGGAGCCGCTGGCCGTAAGAATTAAACGCGGGTCGCCTTGTGTGATCATTGCGGGGGTCCCGTCGGTCCGCCGTTATCATTCTCCGGGTGAACGTGGTTTTTACCGGAAATCCCGCCGGCGGTTACGTCGGTCGTCCCTACCACGTTCGGAGCGGTTGCCGTCCCTGATACGTCCAAATTTCCGTTAATTTGTACGTCGTTATTGATCGTCGTCTTTGAGCTGTTTATCACGGTTTCCCCGTCCGCGTCAATCGTCACAAGTCCCGCCGGGGTTATGGTTATCGTAGCGCCGGGGTTGGCTACGGTGATCGTCCCGTCCGGGTCAATCGTCTGGCTTGCATTGTCGTTGTGAATCGTAATTTTCCCGTCCGGATCAAGGCGGACCTCCGCCATAACCGTTTGACCGTCGGCCGCGGTACTGTAAATCCGTTTCCCCCCGACCGCCAGGTCCGGCGCCACGCGGTCCAGCATGGCAACGGCCAGTTTAAGCGCCGGCCCGGCGGGGACCAGGACGACCGCGGAGCCGTCCGGCGGGTTGGACTCCTCGCCGGTCTGGCTGACGAGCTGGACGGTCTGGACGTCGTCGCGGTCCGTAACCACGACCTGCAGGAGGCGGACCGTATCGACGCCGTCCTTATTCTTTTCGGTTTGGCGGCCAGTTACCCGGCCGGTGCGAACTATCTCCATACGTCCCCCAAAGCCTCGCCCGTATAGGCTTGCGGCGGTATGAGGCTGAGTGTTGTTTCGCGGCGGTCTTTTTCGAGGATAAACTCGACGGCTCGAATCAAAAACGTGAAGCCCTGCGGGACCCCCAGCGTTTCGCTTACCACGGTCACGCGGGTGTTTTCTCGCCACAGGGAGCCGTCAGGAGCGTACCAGCCGGAGACGGGGAAGGATAGCGCCAGGGCCTCGACTATTTGGCGGCTCCTGCGCCATTCTGCGGCGTTCCTGATATTGCCCGCGGTCGTGTCGTCGGTCTTGAATGTCAAGAAACGGGACCGGGGGACCACGTTGTCCAGGGCTATCTGAGTTTTCGGGGCTATGTCGCCCGGATCGCCCCAAACGAGCCCGGCGTCCGCAGTAACGCATTTATACGAGTTGAAGCGGAGCCGGCCGTCGTATTTTGCCTTGTACCCGTCGGCCAGCGGTTGCCCCTCCTCGATCGTCCCGACCGGCGCCGCGTCGGTAGCGGCCCGGAGGAAAAGCAAATCCCCTTCCGGCGTGGAGCTGACCAAAATACCGCGCTGAGACGCCAGGCGGGCCAGGTGGTCGAATATCTTGTCCCCTTCGTTTGCCGTCACGCGGTCAAACGGTCCGCCGGTGTCCGTTTCGAAAACCGCTTTTATTCCGACCGGCTGCAGGAGTTCCGCGGCCAGCTGTTCAAGCGTGATATTATTCCGCTCATAGGGCGGCTTGAGGGTAGAGTCCACGGCGTCCGCCGTGAAGCTGTAACCGGTCAGGGCTTTTGTCCGGCCCTCCCGGGTAAGCTCCGGCTCGACGGTATACAAAAGGCCGTTGACCAGGAGCTCCCCGCCGATATAAGCCGCGGCCGGAGGGTAGCCGTAAGGCCGCGTTACCCGGTCAAGGTCCGCGTCCTGTCCGGGCGTCCAGGCTATGCGGGTCGTCCATGCGTCGGCCGCGGTGTCCATAGTCCGGATAATTCGGGCGTTCATGGCCGGGACCTCGAGGCCGTCAATCAGGATCGTTAAATCGTCCGCCTGCTTCCCGCTGAGGGCGGCCGGCTTAACGACTTCCGGAATGATCAGGACCTCGCCGGGGTAAACTTTATTCGGGTCGCCTGATTTCAGCCGGGATTGATTGGCCCGCCACAGCTCCGGCCAGCGGGCCGGGTCCCCATAGACGCGGGCGGCTACCTGGCTGAGCGTGTCGGCTGATTTGACGGTATAAGTCCGGCTCATAAGTAGACCACGACCTCCCGGCCGGCGGGGAGTAACAGGATATCGTTACCCTTGAGGCCGTTTGACGAAATGAAAAAATCCAGGTGGTCAAGGTCGCCGTATTTCTCCGCGGCGATTTCGACCGGCGCCCGGCTCCGCGTCAGAGTAAACCGGCGGGCCGCGGCCAGGTCAAAGGACTTGCGGAGGAGCAATTCCGTTACCCGACCGGTCAGGAGGGCCGCGTCGTTGAAGCTCTGCGACTGGCTGAAATATTGGTTATCGATCGCATTGTCCGAATAAAGCGCTTGCGAAGCGTCCAGGGCCTCCGTTACGTCGATAAAGGCCGCCGCACTGTCCTCGATAAACTTGACGGCCTCCTCCCGGCTGGCAAGGTCGCCCTCCGAAGCTGCGGACGCCATAGCCACAAGGGCCGAGGTCAAAACGAGCTCTTGGACGGCTACCGTATTGATTCCGCCCTCGCTGGGGGTGTCCGGCTCGAGGCCGACCATTTCCGAAATAAGCCCGCGGTAATACTCAAAGCGGGTCGAAATATCCGTTATGGCCTGGCCGGGTAGCGTTACGAGGGTTTGAATCTGGCCCCCGAGACTCAGGACGTCCAGGCTTACCGCGTTGAGCCCGTCAGTAATCCCGCGGTGGACGCTCAGGGCCGCGGCCTGAATATCGGCCGCTTGCTGCCGGAGAGGCGCCAAGGTAGTATTGACTTTCGAAACGGCCGCCGTTATGGCGTTTTTAAATGCCGTAATTTTCGACGGTTTATCAAGCTCGACAACGTCCGACAGCTGGCCCGCGGCTACCTCCTGCAGGGTGGCGGCCTGCGCCTTGACCGCTTCGCCCAGCTGGGTAACGCTGGCGGTCGTCCCGGCGGTTATCGGCTCGATCCATTCCGAGTCAATCAAGGTCATATTGCCGGAGCTGACCGGCTGGACGTTTTCGGTTACCCGGATCAGCTGCAGGGTTTTTTGCCCCTTGACCGGGTGGACGACGGACCAGGTCCCCCGCTCTTTGCAGGCGGTAAAAAAGCGCTCCGCCTCGAGGTCGTTATCGTCTCCCTCGAAATAGAAGCTCAGCGGGTAGGAGTCGGCCCCGACGTCAAGGTCCTGGACGATCGCCCCGGGGAGCTTCGGATAGTCAAAAATCCCGAGGCGCTTTTCCACGGTCCGCGGGTTGCCCGCCCATGCTGCGGCGAATTGCTGGCCGCTGGGGGAGGTAAGGGCTATCTCTGTCCGGAGTCGGTCGCGCCAAGTCATTACGGATTAGCCCCCATGAGTTCCAGCCGGAGAGGCGGCGCCCCCATGGTCTTGCTTTCCACGGTGGAGCCCGCCGGCGCTCCGGCAATATTGAGCTGGCCCATAAACTGAATTTTGCGGGCTTCGGCTTCTTTGGCGTTCGGAGCTTCGGCGCCATTGGCGGCTGCGTCTACCTCCGCCCGGAATTTCTCGACCCGGGCGGCCAGGGCGTCAAGGCCGCTCGTATCGATTCCCAGCATGCCGCCGAGCTTCGAAGCGCCGGCTAAAACCGTTCCTATGATCTTCGCCCACAGATTGATATAAAAGGACGCAAATTTCATAAAGACCGTTTTCATGGCCTCGACCGCTTTTGTAAATCCGACCTTGAGCATTTCCC